GGAAAAATTATGGCAGAACCTGCTAAGGTGTTAGGAGATCAGGGATTATCCTTCGAAGATGCGATGTTCGACATCGTCAAAGCTCAAGACACGATCAGTGAAACTGATGGTGCCCTTAAACGCATCGTTACTGGATATGCCGCGGTCGCAGATGTCGTCGATTCTCAGTACGAAATAATCACCAAAGAGGCTTTAGATGGTGCTTCCAAAGACCTTCTACAATATACAACCGTACTGTACAATCATGACCCTGATCGACCGATCGGTAAAGTTCTAGAAGCGAGACCTGAAGGAACTGGACTTTTCGTAAAAGTCCAGATTTCTAATACTGAAGACGAGATTTGGAATAAGATCACCGAAGGTATCATCTCCAAGTTTAGCTTCAGAGGCACTGTTACTGATTATGCTGAGCAATACGAGAAGAGCCTCGAGCGGTATGTTACCGTCATCAAAGGTTTTCGCGTCTTTGAGATTTCGCTGGTCTCAGTTCCAGCTAATCCCCATGCAAGGACTTTACATTATTATCTCTCTAAAGCTCTAGAAACTATCCGAAACGAATCTCAGTCTCAAGGGACTTCCGAGAAGGCTGAGGACAAAACTCCAAACATGGGAGGGCCTAGACAAACTATGGACCAAGAAACGGTGAAATCCGCAGAAAGGATGAAGCTTATTGCAAGCCTTTGTGACAAGCTAATCGCCGCCCTCCAAGATATGCCGCAAGTGGATGCCCGGTTACTTGCCGTTGCAAAACGGATCAAGGCTGAAGCACAAGCCGCGGCGGGTGATGACTCTGGTAAAGAAGGATATCCACAACCGTCCGCTGAGACGGATCTGGATATTGAGGGTTATAACCCCGTCATGGAAGGTATGAAGAGCCGCATTGCGGCTACCGAAGACAAGCTATCAGCGCTTGAAAAGAGTATTACCGAACTTTCACAAACTCTCGGCGAGTCTATCACTGAGACTGTGAAGAGTGCGACTGAGACACTGATCAACGAGCGTCTCTCCCAACTCGATGCCAAGTTTGACACCCAGTCAGACGTCATCAAGAGTTTCGCGGAGCTGCTCGATTCACTGCGGCCAGCCCTTGGTTTAGACTCCGTTGTTGAAAAGACGGAGTCTACAGAACAAACCGAGGAAAAAACAAATCAAGGGGGTGAAACCTAATGGCTAATGAAAATCTGGAGAGAGCAAAACGTCTCATCAGCCAACTAGTTAGCGATTACTCTGCTAAGCAAGAAGGCGAGAAAGTCGAGAAACTGCTCGGCGACGTAATGCAAGAACTAAAAAAGGCGAACCCCGGAGACAGAAAAGGTCGGTTTGATACCAAAGATGCCCAGCAAGTAGTGAAGGGCTCTCGTACGCCTAAAGAAGGTATTAAAGCGCTTTTAGATATTCCGTCAAATGACCCTGGCGTGAAATCATTCCAGCAGTTGAATGACGATGTCTATCTACTGTCACAGATGTTAGATACAGATCCTGAAAACCTGCAACTCTACAAGCAACTCCAAAGTCACCCGTTGATCAAATCGGACGACCATTTTGATTCAACTGGGCGGGCGACAGTGCCGTACACCGGTACTCAAGCTTACGGTAGTGACTGGATTCCGCTAGGGTTTTCTGCGGATCTGATTGACATCATCCGGCTCGAACTTAAAGTCGCTGCACTGCATCGTCGTATTAACATGCCTACACCGCAGTACAAACTGCCGGTCGTGGGTACTGATATGACTGCGTACCTCGTAGCTGAAACTGTTGATTCCACATCTATGACCGCTCCCACTGCCAGTCGTCCCTCAACCGGGACTGCGGTGGTGTTAGATGCGATTAAGATTGGCTCAATGGTTTACTTCTCCGAGGAAATCACTGAAGATAGCTTAATCCCCGTCCTGCCCTATCTAAAAGATAGTATGGCTCGGGCGATGGCTAATGCTCAAGAGAATGCGGTCATTAATGGTCAAGCGTCGGGCGCGATTGATTCCGGCTGCTCTGGCTCTGATGTACGTATGGCCTGGGATGGCTATCGCAAGCTCACCCAGTCTGCTGCTAAAGTGGATCTAAGTTCCTGGACTGTTGGCGGTTCCTATGCCGCCGGCACTGGCCTACTTCGCTCAATGCGGGCGAAAATGGGCAAGTTCGGTACCGATCCTAAAAACCTCGTCTGGATTACCAGCATCGCTGGTTATCATCAGATGTTGGGCATCAATGAAGTTCTAAAACTCAACGAGTACGGTCCCAATGCGACCATGCTGAGCGGCGAGCTTGGGAAGTTTGACGGGATCCCGATCATCGTCAGTGAGTTCATGGGTAGCAACCTGAACGCTTCTGGTGTCTACGATGGGGTTACCACCACTAAGACTCTTATTGCCTTAGTGCACACCCCATCCTTCATCTTCGGCGATCGTCGGAATATTTCTGTGAAGTCGAAAGACAATCCAGAATACGACAACCACCTGCTCGTTTGCCATCAGAGATTGGACTTCCAGCCTCTGTACGCTGTCGCGTCGAACTACATTGTAGCTCTTGGATACGGTCTACCCAATCCGTAAGGATTGACCAGACCGCTTTGGC